ATCAATGGTGATTTGATCGAGTTCTTTGGAACTAATCCATCTGGTCATCCATTGACGGTTATCATCAATTCGTTGGTGAATTCGTTGTACGTGCGTTATTGTTATCGCATGTTGAATCCTTTTAAGGAGGTTCGTTCTTTTCGGTCAAATGTGCATCTTTTCACTTATGGTGATGATAACATTATGGGTGTGAGTAAGAATACTCCTTGGTTCGACCACACCACCATGCAAGCTGTTTTGGCTTCATTTGGTGTTGAGTATACGATGGCTGATAAGGAAGCGGAATCAGTACCATATATCCACATTGATGACTGTTCTTTCCTGAAAAGGAAGTGGGTCTTTGATGAAGATGTTGGTGACTGGTTGTGTCCATTGGAAGAATTGTCCATTGTCAAAAGTTTGACAGTTTGGGTTCCTTCCAAGACCATTGATAAATATGCTCAGATGATTGCAGTTATTACAAGTGCAAATAATGAGTTCTTTTTCCATGGTCGACAAATTTTTGAGAAACATCATAAGAAGTTTCGAAAAATTATTGAAGCTGAACCATACAGTTTCTACGTGAATGAAACGACGTTACCAACTTTTGATGAGTTGGTAGAACGGTTTCACTTAGCCTCTCGAGGCTAGGTGGGTTGATAACCCACCAACTTCATGTATATTTGTTTTTTGCATGATTTTATTTTTAACAGCTATTTCCCAATTTTTTGAGTCGCGTGTATATAACTACATGTTAGGAGCTGCGGTGGTTGCCAAAAAGACCACCAAACCGAGTGTGTGTTCGCAAGCATACTTAGGTTTTAATAAGTTGCGATTGCAATCAGACGATGAGACAATTCCTGAATCTCAGGGTGCTTCACCGTCTGAACAAAGTCAAGTTTTGACTTTTGTTGATACTGTAGGAGATGTGGATGTAATTCCGTATCATCCTTCAGCATTAGCAACCGTTGACATGTCCAATAATACTTCTTTGAAGGAATTTTTGTCTCGCCCTACGTTGATTGATTCACGTACTTGGCAGACTTCGGATGTTAACGGACAATTGGGTTCTTTAATTGAACCATGGGCTTTATTACTAAATAACAGTGTTATTACTAATAAGCTCAAAAATTTCGCATTTATCAGAGCGAAATTGTGTATTAAGATTGTTCTTAATGCTACACCATTTCATTATGGCTTGATGCGTGTTGCATATGAGCCTAACGTTAATGCAGCCAATACTGGTGATCGAGTTTCAAAAATTCGCACCAATGGAACCAATAATAATCCTGTTAACATTCTTTTGAGTCAGTTACCAGGAGCATGGTTATATCCTGCAGATAATAATGGTGGTGAGATTCATGTTCCTTTTTTCTTTTCAAAGAATTGGGTTAGTTTGAAGAATATTAGTAGCATCAAAACTCTTGGTATTTTGTATTATTACATTACATCAGTTCTTGGTGTTGCTAGTTCTTCTGGATCTACAGCTTTAACACTTGATACTTTTGCTTGGCTTGAGGATGTAGAACTTTCCGGTTCTACCAATGAACTTATCCTTCAAGCTAAGGATGAGTATGATGGGAAAATTTCTCGTCCTGCTTCCGCGATTGCTTCTGTAGCATCGCTTTTAGAGAGGGTACCAGTAATTGGACCTTTTGCTCGAGCCACCAGTATTGGTGCTGGTGCAATTGCTTCAATAGCCAGTTCTTTTGGGTACACTAATGTGCCTAATATTGATACTGTAAATGCAGTTGTTCCTGTTGCAGTTCCACATATAGCTTCTGCAGAGATTTCAATCCCTGTTCAGAAACTTACGTTGGATCCTAAACAAGAGCTCTCTCTTGATCCCACTTTACATGGTATTGCTCCTCAAGATGAGTTAGCAATTAACCATCTAGTGCAGAAAGAAACATTTCTTACAACAGTTTCTTGGG